GTTTTCCAGCAAAGAAATTCTGCATGGTATCTCCAGTTCTTCCAAGTGCGTTAGATGCACTTCCGACAATTCCACCATATTGGCTATTAGCCACTGGCGTTTGTGTTATTCCTGTTCCTGTGTTTGCTGGTTGTGATCCACCCATAATGTTATGTTCCTCCGAATGTTATTCCATTCAATTTTGGCATGGAAAATTGGTTTGTTTTTTGACCTGATCCACCCGCTCCTAAATTTGCAAGAATTTTTGGTATGTTTGTAGGTTGAGGTGATGCAGAACTAACGCTTGTTGGAGTTGACATAACTCCAGATGGTATATTATTTAATTGTCCTTGCGTGTTAGGTGCAGGTGTTGAAATTTGATTGGGCAGTTGAGTCTGCGGTTTTGCTGTTGATGGAGTCTTACCTTGTATATTAGTGTTATTAGATATATTTGATTTAAAAAATGGATTTTTACCTCCACCTCTACCTAGATAGGGAGAATTTAGGCTTTTTTGAACATTAGCAAAAATATTATTTAATGTATTCTGATCTAATTTACCTCTACCAGACTTGGGATTTATTCCAGTGTGAGTCTCAAGGATCATATTATTCTTTGCTCCAATTAACTGGTTTAAATCCCAAATCTGGCATTACAAGATCTTCGTAAGGCGCAAGATGGGAGATGTTAGTGATCTTTGCTTTTAGCTTTGGACAATCGACGTGTGGCCCTTGGTGGCGATCAACGCAATTCAGGCACACAGGATAGAAGTCAGCGTTCAGTGACTTGTCTGGATTGTTCATCCATCCGTGCTTGCCTTTGACATATCGAGTTGGATCTGGCTGGACATTGTTAGTCTCCAGATATTCGTACACATTCTCATCATTCCAATCTTTTAGAAGGTAAAGTGAAGCAGGGTTGCCATCAACGTGACGAATGTCCTGCGACAATGGAACGTGACCCTTAATTAAGTCAGTATCTGTCCATTTAGTTCCAATCCAGACTCCGTTCCACGGGAAATTAAATGTTCCAGTTGGACGCATCAAAAAATCATCTACACCACACATGAAAGGTTCATTTGCTTTAGGGCGTTCAGTTCCCAAAGACAGAACAATGGAGTTTTGACCCCACTGGAAATAGTGAAGCAAATCAAAGCGAACATCTCCAGTATGGACATCAGGCCCATCTGCGAGAGTGTGCTTGAATGCTGGATATTCATACATTGTCAATTGCCAATCCTTGATCAATTTATCAGAATATGCATACCTTTCACGAAACTTAGGTTGCCGAAATTGAACTACTGGCAAGTCAATTCCACACTTAAATTTTAAGAAATGAAGAAGGACAGTTGAGTCCTTTCCTCCAGACCAAAATATGACAGAATTCGGCCATTGTTTGTTCCAACGAACTGCTTTATCGATTGTTTTATGTATTAGGCTTTTCATTAAATAATAACTGCCGCAGCAATTCCAGCACCAGCAACCGCACCACCACCACTAATCCATGATCCCATTGCTGCATTTTTGCTTTGTGCATTTTGGGCCATGATTTGGTTCATCATGTTGTTATAATTTTGCGTGTCTGCTACGTTTGCGGTATGAGCGGATTGGATGTTACCCATTGATCGGTTAATTGCGTCTTGTGCTGTTTGACCAAGACCCTGCGCTCCAGATAGCACTCCGCGTTGCCATTCTTGCAACCCTTGGAGATTTTGCGCTTTTGCTGCTTGTTGACCTGCAACCAAAGCACCGGGGTCAATGCCTCCCTGCATTTGAGTTGCATCGAGATATTTTTGACGCAGTGCCAAGTCTTCCAGTGCAATCTGCCTTCCCTTTTCTGTGGATTGGTCGAACATTGCAGATTGTCCCATGCTGGAAGATGGATCAATGCCCGTCTGCATCATTTGGGCTAGTCCTTTTGTTTTTGCCCATTGACCTAATTTTTCCTGCCAAGATTCAGGAGATGTTAATTTCTCAATTGTTTCTCCCATTCCTGCTCTCATCCTTGCTGTCGATGGATCTACAGACTCTTCAAATTGACGGGCGCGATTTGAATTTTCAATTCCTAACTCAAATGCTTGTTTAGATACTTGGGTTGGATCAAATGTTTGCTCGATTGGCTTTACTTGAGTTGCCATTTCCAAAAGCCTAGCTTGTTGAGCTAAACCACCATACATTCCCTTGTTAGCGTCCGAGGCTAACATCATGTTAAGTTCGGGCCTTGGTTGTTGAATTGCTGGTGTGTATGTAGATCCTCCCATATTATTTAAGTAGTGATAGAGTAAATCTCTCTTTTGAGAGGAGTCAACCCTAATTTTTCCATTATTTCGTTTGTAAAGTTAGTTCGTTCATCCTTTAATGGCACTCCAATGTACCCCGGTGAATTGGTTATTTGAGAATAAGTTATCCAATCTGTCATACACTGCACAACGTCTCTAGGACGAGTAAACTTAGGATGGAATGCTGGATAAATAGTTGGAATAAAAACATGATCAGAGTATCCAAACAATTCACCATCACGATAATGTGCATACACATTAATATTAGGATGTTCAATTATTTTATGATCAAAGTCTTCAGCAAAATCAGCAAGTTCTAAAAACTGATTTGTTCCTCTTTCGACAAGTTTATATTGCATTTTTGGTTTCATATATTTATTAATTAAATCCAACTAAAATATCTTCGTTGTTAGATGTTTGTATGTTATTGAATCTTGCAGCCTCTGCTTTAAGAATATTATTCCTAGTGAAATTACTTCCGCATATAGCGCATGGCAAGCAATTATTTTGACCCGTTGTAAATGGAATTGACGAGTAAATAGGAACAACTGGATCATCTCCAAATGGAGAAATAAACTTATTTGGAAAGTTAGTTGTTTCTAACCTTGCTGTGGTAATTGATGGCATATTAACAGGGGTTCTGCGCTTTAAATTGCTGTGCAGCGGCAGTTGCTGATTGAAGTGCAAGTACTCCAGCTTCTTCTTCTGCGTGTTCAAAGCTAATATACGAAAGAAATGAAGCAGATGCCGTGGCTGAAATGGATTTCAATGGATTCACGTTACAATTTAATGTTGCAGTTTTAAAAACCTTAGCAATCCATGATCTATCATTTGCGGACTGTTGCTCGTAAGGGTTAGGAAGCAAGTCAATCGATAATATTTCACCATTTTGTGCGACAACACAAGACTGAACCTCATCCCCTTGCGGTGATCCAGTAGATTTTTCCATCCACGGATCCATAAATATGCGAATAACCTCAACTCCCAACTCTCCACACCATTCGATTAGAAGCGAAAAAGCCTTATCAACATCATCCGTTAACTTTGATTCGCAAGTTGAAGTTAATGAATCTCGTTGGGCAGACTCTGTTATCAACCTGCGATATTGAGTGTTTAGCAAGCCCAGACTCTTTATTTGCTCTTCGTATGGAGTGTTATCCCATTGGTAATTGTCTGTAACCGCTAACAATCTCTTTTTAAGAATAGAATTATAATTACCTTTGCTTCCTTTAAAAGATACTTCTACATCAACAGTTCCACCGATTTGAGTGCATTCTATTTCTCCATATTTAAACTGCTTTAAATCCATTTGATCACCTAAAAGCGGAGTTTCAAATTGAGAGTAAATCCTGTTATACAATGTTGTTGTTGTTTTATCTGGATTTATTTGTAGGTAAGAATCAACTCTTTCTGGCTGAAATGACTCCCACAAATGATTATAAGACCCATCATTGGTAGCGGAATAATCAACACTAAAGTGGAAGCATCTTGATTGCCCATCAATAATTCCAGAAGTCCATTCAACAGGACGTGTCCCAGTCCAAACCCCACACCATGCTGGATTTTTGTTTTCACCCCATTCAGATGCAGCGGCATAATCCAATACCATTGTATCAGAATTTAATGTCTGCATAAATGGAACTGAATAAAGCAAGTAATTTTCAAATCCAATAGCGCAGATTTTTGTTGCGTCAGACGTGATGAGTCTTTTTGTTCTTGCCATTTCCAAGTCTTTTACAAGGACTTGAGATGATAGATATGCTGTTGTGGCAGGATCCGTTGTTATGAGTCCATTTTGTGAATACCACCACATTTGACCCGCTTGGAATGCAATTGATTTTCCTGCAATGCATCCCACAGAGGGATAGAGTGTTGACTGAAAATTTTCAGTTGTTACCCATTGTGTTCGATCAAAGACATTTGATTTTAGTTGAAATGTAGACCTGTCAGTAAATACAATTAGTCTCGTTGAGGTATCTTGGCCAACATAGCTCACCATTCCCGTAATCGGACGCGAGAAACTAAAATCACCACGGGAAGTTCCTGTTGCACGTTCTTTAAATGACGTTGGATCCCCTAAATCAGAGGCTAACACGATGTTTTTATTGGCAATCCACATTCTATTTCCAGAGTATGCCATCCAGTATCCCACTGGAATTGTTGATGTCTGCGTTCCAACCTTATCAGAACCATCCCAGAATG